GGTTCTCTTTCACCTGTGCGCCGTGCCTCAAGCTCCTCCAGAATAGATTCCTTCATCTTCAGACTTTTTATCTGTTCCAAAAGATTTTTATTAGTTGGATCCAGTGCATATGCACGCTGTAATTCTAATATGGTAATCTTTTTCTGATTACGCTCGATGTCTGTCAGGTACTTATTTTGCAATTCTAACTTTAGGAGTTGCACCTCTTTTAGCGCAATATCCCTGCTAATCTCATCTGCAGCATCCCCAGTTGTCTTTTTTAACTGTGCTTGGAGACGGGATATTTGTGATATTATTTTATACTGCTCATTGTACCCCGCAATACGTTCCTCCTCTAAAGCAATTTCCTTCTCTTTGGCTGTAATTGCTTTATCGTTTTTTGCGGCGGCATCGTCATCCAATAACTCAGCATCTGCTACAAGATTATTAAGCTCAATTTGCATGATGGCGAGTCTCCCTAATCCCTTTGCTTTCGCATCTACAAGAGCCAATGCCCTTTGCCGCCTTTTAACTTCCTCCTTATTTTCAATTGCTGCTTCCCCTTCTAGATACAATCCCTCTTCTATCAGGATATTAATACGTTCCCTCTCTTTCTCCATTTCCTTTAACCCGGAAGTTTCATTCTGGAGAACAGCTAATTTCCTTTCCGCAATAGCCAATTCTTTACTATTTTCCTCGAGATTCGTTGTTTTAAGTCCCCGGGCTTTTTGTAGTTTAGATATCACCCCCTCCAATATTTTCTCTTCACTTAGGCTGGATTCAAGTTCTTTCTGGTACCGGAGTCGCTCCTTCAAATCAGCAATGACAACTCCTTCTTTTGCCATAGCTGCTTCATCTCCTTTTAATAAAGTGAGTTTTTCCTGGTGAAGTTGGATGAGTGTAATTAGACGGGCCTGTTCTGTTAGCCCTTCCTTCACCATATTTGTATACTTTATCTCGGCATTTACTCTTTTCAGACTCAGTTTCACATCTGCATCAATATCTTCCTCCCCAAACATACCCGCCAATGTCGCTTTAAACGTATCAACCTCAACTTGAATTTCCCCTAATTGATAATCAATCTCTTGTTTAAATGAGGCATAATCTACATACTGTTTGATCCACGTATCCAGATTCATTGTTTTATCATCTGTGGGGATTACTCCAATAAAGTCATCAAAAACTTTTTTAGCATTCCCAGTAGCCTCTGCCCCAACCTTAGTGAACCTAGCACCAAAGGCGGACACAGATGCCATATCTTTTTCAATGGCCTCATTAAGTGCTGCAGTAAAAGCCAAATAAGATTCTGCTGTGCCTGTCTTTTTTTTCGATTCACGTTCTAATACTCCCCGATTCTCCCGCACAAACTTAGTAAACCCTCCCAGAGACGTTTGTAATCTATTATTCGCCGTTTCTATCAATCGTGCCGCTTCTTCTTGGTACATTTTTACGGAAAGTTCCGCCATACGTGCTTTTGTTACACGTTGCAGCGCAGCTTCCATTTCCTCATACGTAGTTTTTTCCGTGATTATATTGTCCAGATACTCACTATAACTACTATTGATTTTATCTCGTGCGGTGTTCCACTCTTCCGTTCCTTTCGTTAATGTTTTTAAATCAGAGAAAAGATTTCGTATTGAGGTCACCTCTTTATCAATTGCTGCCCCACCCGCTTTCAATTGCTCCTGCGAAGCTTCTTCTACCTTGGATAATTCTTTCTTCCCTTGTGTATATTTCCATATGGCCCTGTACGTAACTGCAAGCGCCGCTGCGAGAAGGAGGAAAGGATTAGCCATTGCTATCATTGTTACCCTAGAAATAATCAAAGCCAAAGGACCAAACGCTGCAGTTAATGCAATCACGGCTAGTGTTGTTTTTTTCTGAGCATCTGTCATTAACTCAAAAGTTGTTGTCAACCGATTCATGATATCCCCAAACGTGACAAGTACCTTAGTCACAAAGGGCTTCAATATTTCTCCTACTTTAATGAGATTTACTTTAAATTGGGCCATGGCCACATTCAATTTCTGCTGTGTAGTCCCTCCTACTTCTTCAAATGCTTTATTCAGAGAACCACTGGCATTCTTAAGTGCTTCAAAAATCTTGATGTTGTATTCTACGTTAGCACCTAACAGGTCCAAGGTACCCATCAACGCCCTGATATTCGGGAAAATCTCAGACATCGCAGATTCATTCCCCTTTGTCGCTTCTTTTAAATCCAGCAGTGCTTGTATCAACCCCTGCTCACGGACGGTCTTACGGAAACCTTCCGCACTGATCCCAAACTCTGCCATAGCATCTGCAGCTTGCTTCGATGGTGATGCCATCGCAGAAAGTATTGCTTTCAACTGTGTGGCTGCTACTCTGGCATTGGTTCCCGTTCTGGTCATACCTGCAAAGGCAGCACCTACCTGATCAAATGTAACCCCAAATTCAGAAGCAATTGGCAGAACCATACCCATGGCCCCGGCCAACTCATCTGCTTCTGCTTTACCTTCTCTTACTGCAGCAACCAGGATATCGGTTGCCTGTGCTGCACTTAAATTCTCTTTACCATACGCGTTCATTGCAGAGGTAACAAGGTCCGCAACTACTTTGGTTTCACCCAAACCAGAAGCAGCGGCTTTCGCAGACATCTCCAATACCTCCATAGCCTCTGCACCTCTAATACCAGCGGAAGTAACAAAGAAGAGTGCATCCGCCAGTTCTTCCGGACCACGCCCCGTACTCGCTGCCATTTTCAGGACTGTCTTATTCCATTTCTCTACCTGTTCACGTGATACACCAACAAGACCAATAATTTTGGTCATAGAAGCTTCAAACTTCTTTTGTGTGGATACTGCGGCACCACCGGCAATTAACAATGGTAACGTAACAAATCTAGTCATGGTACGCCCAACCATCATTGCACCTCTGCTCATTTTCTGCATTGATGACATCGCACCTTTAGCACTTGACATAAATGGTGCTGTGTTCAAGCCTAACGTGGCTACCATTTTTCCGATATCTGCTATTCCCGCTGCCATAACATTCTATTTTAGTTTCTTCTTATCCTTTTCAATTTGTACTTTTATGTTCTGGATTTTCGCTATCCCCGTCATCATTCGTTTCATATCCGCACTACTCTGTATCTCTTCTTTTTCCCAAGAAAACCTGATTAGATCTGTCGGCTTATTTATCCCATTTTTAAGTGTGTGCCCAATAGTAAGGATTGCTTGTAATCGTGCCACCTCACAGAGTTCTCTGGATTTCGCTCTCTCTAATTCTCTCCAAACACGAAACGCCGCATGGTACTCAGCTAATGAAAGAACGCCAATTTCTTCAAGGTTTAAACCTAAACACGTGATCCCTTGCCCGTAGACTTGTGTGAAATCGGTTTTTTCTTTTTGCTTTCTACTACTTTCCCGCCGACCTCCATCATCTTTGCCATTTCTTCTTCTGGGAAGAATTTTGGGAAGATGATATTAAACTCAATAAAGCATTCATCCAGAACGGCACCCATCTCCTCTTTTTTCAGAGTCAATGGTTTTTTTGTGATTCTTGCTCCCATCTCTAACGCCGCAAAAAGAATATGGCGATAGTTGCTAATATTTTTATCCAATTCTTGCAGATCAATATTCTCGGCCTGTGCGAGTTCTTGTAATGAAAAGATCCCCAACTTAATTGGGTACTTCTTTCCATTGAAATTAATGTATTCTACTGACATGATTAAGTAGTTTTTAAATGATTAAATAATTAAAAAACCAGCCTGTGATTAAGGTTGGTATGGTTTAACCCGGACTTGGTCCCGATCCACCTGTGTCAAGGGTTACCTCTCCAGTGATCTTAATGGTTACTGAACTGGTTACCTTGTCATCAGGAGTGATCTCGAGGGGTAGTTCAGTGACGAATCCCGCGAACTCAAAGCTGGTACCATCAACAAAAACGATTTCATAATTCACAGTGTCCTCTGAATCAAAATCCGTCTTCATTAAAGAATACGTAGCATAAGAGAAGTTCATGGTCAACTGAAGCGTACCGCCATCGCGGAAACCCGGGATGAACTCTCTGTATCCCCCTGTGGAATCCAGTGAAGTAACATCAATGGTTTCTTTGGTCATTCCCGGTCCAGAAATGGAATTCACTTCAGCAACATCTGCCCAAGCTGATCCACTCCATCTGCGAAATTTTACGCCGACACCGACGACTGCATTACTTGCCATTTTTACCTCCTTTTGTTTATTTTACAGCGCGGTCACCTGCGTTGCAAATTGAAATTAGTAATAATTAAAAGCCTGTTATTTTCATCATAATACAGTGGGGTAGGTTCTCCCACTGCTTTAATAACAGTATATAAAGTCCCGTTCCATGTCTCATTTGCCCGTCCATGTAACGATCCCATTATAGTCCATGCTAATGCCATACCAGCCTCATAATCCAGAGTTCGGACTCTGACCTGTATGGAACTTCTGAAATAACTCTCTCCATCCAGAGTAAGATCCGATGGAAAAGAGGGTGTGTCAAAAATGGTCACACATTCATTTGGTTTTGTTGGTTCCTTGGAAACAAATAGATCTGTACCGTACACCAAGCTTAATCCGGTGTCGGCCACCAACATATCTTTCGTATCTTTTGCTGCAGGGTTCATATTTTGCTTTTTGCTGCTACTATGTGAATAATTTTAGATGCATTCCTTGCCAATGATGCTTGAAAAAATTTTGCTCCTGCTCCGGGTGTGGGGGCTGTAATCCTCTTCCTTCCTGGTCCTGGGCCATACCGTACTTTCCCCCCAGAGAAATCAGCACCTACCATTTCATGAACAGCAGCGGCATGACGGGCCCCGTAACCAAGTTCTACATAAGGATCATTTGTAACAGGTACTTTAAATGGAAGCGTAAATTTACTAGCACGCAGTTGCCCCAAGTCCTTCGGAACTGTTGGTGGTGTTTTCTCAGCATCCTCCAATACCATAATTGCTGCCGATAAAAGCCCCTCTAGTGACTTTCCTTGTATCAGTTTCAACTGTGCATTAATATTTTGGGTTACATTCTCAATACCCTGTATACGAAATTTACCACCCTTGTATGTCCAAGGATCTCCACTTCTTTTACCTATTCCTGATGAGGGTATCTTTGCCATTATTGCTCGTCCATATTTAAATGTGCCCTATATAAAAAATCAGTTGTGCTACGTAACTGTGGTATCTTCGTTGCAACAAGTATCCGCATTGCCCCGGGAACTTTCCTGGGGTCAGTTTCTACAGAAGTTCCTAAGTACAGATACTCCCCTTCAAAAACATTGATTGCCGTTATTGCTGTTCCCCCGCTGACAAGCTCTTCCCCGGAATGAGTAACAACCACTTCATTCTTCTCTTCTAACCTAGCTTTGATGGATACTGGTGCATCAAATGTATCAGTACCACTTCCCCCGGTAACCGGATTGGCCCAATGTGTAAGATCCTGGACCAGGTTCTTGCTTATGAAATTTGGAACTCCCATTAGTCAAAACTTGTTATTGCTGTGAGACTTATTGCTTTCTTTCCCATTTTACCCAAACCACCACAGGAATCTAATGCCAGTGCAGCTTGTCCATATATGGTGGACTTCAATCCTCCCCCTGCAAACGCACTGGTTACATACGTGACTTCCGCCTCACCAAGACGCTCCCTTTTTACGGGGAGACTGCCTGCACCAGAAGTGGGCAGCAGGGAAATCAGATGTGCCGTTAACTGTCGCTCAATTTCTTCCATTGT